TATTTAGAAAAATTTATTATCTAAATTAACTTAATATTTTAATTATGAATTATTGTTCAATAGAAGATGCATGGGGTAAAAATGATTATATTACAGATCAATATAAAAATTATGAAGGTTTTACTAATAATGATGAAATAAATTATACCATAAATGACAATAAAATTCCTAAAAAAATTATAAAAAATCAAAATATTCAAAAATGTTTTTTTACATGTGATGATTTAATAGATCATCTAAATAAATGTCAAAAATGTAGAATGAAAATTAAACAAATGTTTTCATTTAAAATAATTGATAAAGTTAAACATATTATTTTTCATAATAAAGATTCAATATTATTAATTTTAATAGTTTTATTTATTTTAATATTTTGCAAATTATTATATTCTTTAATATAATATATAACTTATTATATATGAATTCTGTTAATTATAAAGATAAATATTTAAAATATAAAAAAAAATATTTAGATTTACAAAATAAAAAAATGAAAGGTGGTGCTGCTTTAGTTAGCTCTAGTTTATCTGTTAATCCTGAATTATCTGTTGATATTATAAATAAAATTAAAAGTTTACCAGTTAGTATACAAAGATACTTAAAAGATATTCAAATGTATTCAAATACAGACAGTAAAAATACAAACATACACACATTTAAAATATTTTTAATTAAAATTGATACAAATATTTATGGAGCAGTATCAACTAATAATGGATTTACTAAAAATTATAGTACTTCATATAACATTATGAATCAAATTGAAAAAAAAAAATCAATAGAATTTTATGAAGGAATATTTAGATCTAATATTCAAAATGAATTTCAAGTATTAGCAGCATTAACTCATATAAATGATAGAGATTTAAACTCAGATAATATGGATAGTATTACACAAATAATAAGTGAATGTATGGGATATATATCACAAGGAACACCAATATTTGTTAAACCACAACAAACACCACAATCAACATCAATGCTATCTAGTGTATCATCATTTTTTCCATTCGGAAAAAAAAACCCCTAAAATATAAGTTGATATAAATAATAATGATCAATAAAATATTATTATAAAATAATATTTTATTTTCTAATAATTTAATAATGAATAATAAGAATAATATTATATTAGATGAAAATGGACGTATTTTTCCAAATTGGATAATGCAAAATTTTAAAAAATACATATTGCCAGAAATAATTAGAAAAGAAGGTGAAGATCCATGTAATGAAAATTTATCAAATGAATTAACAATATATCAAAAATTTATTGGTTCATATTTAGATTATAGATCACCTTTTAGAGATTTATTATTATATCATGGTGTTGGATCTGGTAAAACAGTAACAGTAATAAATGTTTATAATATTTTATATAATTATACACCAAAATGGAATGTATTTATATTAATTCCTGCAGCATTAAGAGATGATCCATGGTTAAAAGATATATCAGTATGGTTAAAAAAAGAAAATTATGAACAACGATTTAATAATATTGTATTTGTTCATTATGATAGTCCATTTGCAGATCGTGATTTTCTTGAAAAAATTAAAAAAGCTGATAGTTCAAAACCATTTTTATTTATTATTGATGAAGCACAAAAATTTATAATGAATGTTTATAATAATATATCTACTAAAAAAGGTAAACGTGCACAAATTATTTATGATTATATACAACAAGAAAAAAAAGAAAATTTAAATAATCGTATATTATTATTATCTGGTACACCTGCAGCTAATACACCTTATGAATTTGCATTACTTTATAATTTATTAAGACCTGGTACATTTCCAACAAGTGAAGCTATATTTAATCAAATATATATTTCATCAAGTAATTATTCATTATTAAATGATGAAACAAAAAATATGTTTCAACGTCGTATATTAGGTTTAACATCATATTATTTAGGTGCAACACCTGATAGATATGCAAAAAAAATAATTCATTATAAAAATATATATATGGATTCATATTTTGAAGAAGTATATAATCATTTTGAAGCTATAGAAGAAGAAAAAGAAAAAATTAGATTAAGAATGTCACGAGGTAAATTAGGTGATAATATTAGTACATATAATTCATATACAAGACAAGCTTCTAATTTTATATTTCCTAATATAAATGATAAAGTACATGGAGAATTACGACCTAGACCTAGTAAATTTAAAATTAAAGATACAGATGCATTTATAATTGATGAAAGTAAAGATGAAGAAAAAAAAAGATTATTAATTAAAGCAAATAAAGAAATTTTAGCTTATGTAAATGCATGTAAATTTTTTATTAATACATTTATTGATTATTTGAAAAATATACATAGAGAAGATAAAAAAAATAATCATACATTACAAGATGATATTAAAAAATATAAAACAACATATGATGGTAGTTTCACAAAATTTCATGATGGAGATAAAAAATCAAAATTATATAATGTATTATATAAAAGTTCACCAAAAATGATAAGGATAATTTTTAATATATTAAAATCAAAAGGACCAGTATTAGTATATTCAAATTATGTTGAAATGGAAGGATTGCAAATATTAAAAATATATATGCAATTTTTCGGTTTTATTGATTATAGTGGTAATTCATCTGAAATATCTGATAGTCAACATGATTATTTTAGATATGTTGAATATCATGGTGGAATTAAAAGAGAACAAAGAGAAATAAATAAAAAAGCATTTAATGATAGAAAAGATAATATTTATGGTAAAATAATTAAAGTTATTATGATATCTCCTGCAGGAGCAGAAGGCATTAATTTATATAATATTAGACAAGTTCATATAACTGAACCATTTTGGAATGAAGCAAAAATAGAACAAGTTATAGGAAGAGCAGTACGCCAATGTCATCATGCCGATTTACCTATGGATGAAAGAAGAGTAGATGTATTTAGATATAAAATAATTAGAAAAAATGGGAAAGAAACGATTGATGAAAAAATGGAAAATATATCTAGAAGAAAAAATAATTTATTATTAAGTTTTATTGAAGCAATAAAAGAAACAGCCGTTGATTGTGAGTTATTTAAAGCACATAATATGATGGGATCTAAATATAGATGTTTTCAATTTAATGAAGAAACATTATTTGAAGATAATATAGGCCCTGCATATAATGATAAATTAGAATATGATCAAAAAATAAATAATGGTTTAAATTCAAAAGAATCAAAAATAATTAAAATAAAAGTTAGAAAAATATTAGCAACTTTTAAAACTAATGATAATATATATTCAAAATCAAAATATTATTGGTATTATGAAAAAACAAATGTAGTGTATGATTATGAATTAAATTATCCTGTTGGAAAAATAGCAATTGATGAATCAGGTAATCCAATTAAAATTGATAATGATATATATTTAATAGATAAAATGATTAATATTCCTGAATTTAAATTTTATGAATAATTAATTTTATGCAATTCTTGGTATGCCACCAAGTGCCGCAATATTTTTAATAAATGAATTATTATTTGGTATTTGTTGATTTAATCCTGTCATTGATTGATTCATTTCTGATAGCATAGGTTCATTTAATCCTGTCATTGATTGATTTAATCCTGTCATTGATTGATTTAATCCTGTCATTGATTGATTCATATCTGATAACATAGGTTCATTTAATCCTGACATTTGATTTAATCCTGTCATTTGATTTAATCCTGTCATTTGATTTAATCCTGTCATTTGATTTAATCCTGTCATTGATTGATTTAATCCATTCATATCTGGCATTATAGGTTGATTCATTTGTGTCATTTGATTTAATCCATTCATATCTGGCATTATAGGTTGATTCATTTGTGTCATTTGATTTAATCCATTAAAACTTTCTGGTGTCATTTGATTAAATCCATTCATTTGTTGAGTCATTTGGTGATTTAATTCATTAACACCATATGGCATATTAATATTAGGATTTTCAATAGTATCATTTAAATTCATATATGGTACATAATTTGAATCATTATTTATTTGTGAGATTCCACCTAAAAAATTACCAATTTTATTAATATTATTATTATTTTGAGGAGGATATTCATATAATAATGGATCTACATTTTCTTGATGTTTATTTCCTTGATGTTGTTCATTATTATTATTTTTTGATGGTATGTTATTAGCAGAATTTAATATAGATAATAATTCTTCAGTTGTATTTGTTTCATTTTTTTTATTTTTATTTTTAGAAATTATTCTAGTTCCTCTATAGATATTATTTTTAATTTTTGGCATATATATAATTTTATACAGAAATAATTATTTTTTAAATAAATTTATTTTTTATAGATTCACTTTAAAATTTTTTTTTAAACTTTTTTATAAATAAAATTAATCTATAAATATTTTTTTATCAAAACTAGTTATTTTTATTTCTTTTGCATTTTTTTGATTATTTAAAAATAAAATTTTTTTTTTAACTAAATCATTATTTATATTTATTTTAGTATCAAATTTAATATATTTGGTTCTTTTACTGATAATTTCATTTAATTCATTTAATTTATCTAAATTACTTCTATAATATAATACTTTTGACCATGTTTCATTTAATATTGGCAAAATATTTTTAAAAAATGTTCTATCTCTATCTATTGTAACATTATGAGATGCTTCTAATTTCCAATATACTATTTTTTCAAAATAGTGAGTTTCTGCAATATCTGAATAATTGTTTTGCCAATCTGATAATGTAGATGCAATCCATATATCATATTCATTTTCATTCATTAATAAATTAGTAGGATATATAAATTTACTTTTCCATTCGATTGAATCATTTTCAAATTCAGGTGACCATACTTTTGGTAAAAATTTTAATATAACACCTTTTTTTATTCTATTATCAATATAAATTTTTTCACTATTAGTTCCTATAGTGTGATATGTTTTATTACAATCATCAATTAAATATTCTGTTCTTGTTTTATATTCAATTAATTTACATTGCCAAAAATCACATTTTTCTAAATCACAACATTCTAATTGTTGTTGAACTTGACAATAATAATAAAAAGGACAAATATGACCTGCTATTTTTCCTGATGTATATATTTTTCTTTGAACAACACATTTTATTTCTAACATTCTACCTAATAATGGAGAAAATTTATAATCTAAACTAGAACTTGAACATATACCATCTGGTGATGCACCTAATATACTATATTTATCAGATGGTAATGCACCAAATTCTATAACTTTATTATTATAAATATATTCATATATAGAAGTAGCAATAGGTTCATATTTTTTTCCATGATAAACATTTTGATTATCTAAAAATTTATGATTTGGATCACATTTTTTTAATATAAAACTTTCTACTGGTTCATATGGATTTAAATCTATTGCAGCCGCAGTATCAGAAGCAGTAATTCTATTATATCTATAATCAAACCATTCTTTTGTTCTTTGTTCTGGTTGTGGTAAATCTTTTAATTTATTAAATTGTTTTTGTATTTTTTGATATTCATTTGGAATTTCAATTTTATTAAACATAAAATCACAATTTCTTATACATTTAGAATCTATATCATCTGTTAGTAATTTATATTTAATCTTAAATAATTTTTTAAATATTATTAATACATCTTCATATTTTAAATTATTGTGTTTTTTATATGATTCATATATATTTTTACTCATAGTAAATATAATTTTATCATTTATTTTATTCCCTGAATTTATATGTTCAATTATATGTTTTTTACACTCATTTATAATATTATCATAAATCATTATTATATTTATGATAATATTGTTTAATATATTTTTAACAATTTTTTTATAATAAAATATATTTATTGTTTTCAAATGATAAATTGTTTATTGATGTTATTTTTCCTTTTGTTTCATCATAATTAACTTTATTTTTTTTCTTTTCTTTGATTTGATCAATTAATTTTTCTTTTAATTCTTCTTTATCATTTTGATTAGATATATCTAAATTATTCACAAATTCTTTAATTTTTATTACTTTATGAATTTGTGTTAATTTTGTCCATGGTTTTAAATATAAATAATCTATAGTTTCAGTTGCTTCAGTTGTAATTTTATTTTTTTGTTCAGATAAATTATTTTCTTGATTTTTATTATTTAATTTAATTAATTTTTTTTTAATATTTTCACAGTTAATATTAAATTTGGAACATCCATTTATTAAATTATTCAAATATTTAATATTTAAATCTAATTGCATATTTTCTAAATTATATTCATCAATCATTATTATTTAATGATAATGATTATTTAAATATATTTGTAAAAAAAATTGATATATACATTATATTATAAATATAATTAAATGGATAATGATAGTTTATTTGCATTAAAAGTATATTATGAAGATTTATATGAAAATGAATATGATATTATCAGAATGTTAAAATGTGAATTATTGAATTATGGTATCAATGAAGATGAAGCTAATATTAAATTAAAAGAATTTTATGATAGTTTTAATGATTTTAATGTTGATTTAGAAGTATTTAAAAATATAAATGTACAAAATAATGAATTATTAAATTATATTATAGAAAATAATGTGACTGAAAATTTTATAAATTATTTAGTAAACAATTCTATATTGATAGAAAATGATAATTTAGATATGGAAGATATTGTAGTTTCTCTTAATCAAAATGATTTAAGTAAATTAAATAAATATATATTAAATAATAAATTAGAAAATAATAAATGTATGATATGTATTGATTGTATTGATATTAATCAAGAAGTTATAGAATTATCATGTAATCACATATACCATTCAAACTGTATTATTGAATATCTTACAAAATATAATTATAAATGTCCATGTTGTAAAAAAGAAGTAGGAGAACCATTATATAATATATAATTTTATTTTTCATATGGAGATTTCATTAAAGAAGACAATAGTAATAATAATGTACCAAAAATAATTAAAAATAAAGAAAAAGAAAATTGTCTTTTATTTGAAGAATATATAAATGGAATTGGATTTTGTTTGTCTTCTATTAAATTTAATATTTGAAAAAAAATATTTCTAATATCAATTATAATATTTTCAATTGGTTGTTTATGTGGATATAACTCAAGATCATCATTCATATTATTACGTGGATATAACTCAAGATCATCATTCATATTATTACGTGGATATAACTTAAGATCATCGTCCATATTATAAAGAATTATATTTAAAAATTTGAAATTAATATTTATTAATATATAATTAGTAATATTATGCTATATATTACTTGTCCAACATGCGGTTATTTTTTAGGTTTTAAAACAATAGAATGGGAAAAAAAAAGTTATGATATTTGTAATAATCCAAAATTATCAGATGAAGAAAAAGAACAACAAAAAACAGAACTTATTATGAGTTTGAAATTACCTAGATATTGTTGTAGAATGAGAATGATGAGTTATAAAGATATTGTACAAGATATAATACCAATAAAAAAAGAAGAAAAATAAAAAAAAAGAAGAAAAATAAAAAAAAAGAAAAAAAATAAAAAAAAAGAAGAAAAATAATAAAAATAAATAATTATAATAATAAAAAATTATT